CAATTAACAAAGTAATATAAATAATATCGTCAAGTAAAAAGGAAGATAGATTATGGAATATATTAGTGACCTCTTACCCGAAGAATTTCTCAAACCCTATACAACCACCAAACCAGATTGGGGTTACAATGGTCTTGGAGAGATTGTTTATAAACGAACATACTCTCGTATCAAGGAAGATGGAACTAATGAAGAATGGTGGGAAACTGTTGCACGATGTATCAATGGCGCACAAAGAATTGGTGCAGAATATACAACAAAAGAAGCACGACAACTTTACGACCTCATATTTAATCTCAAATGTAATTTTGCAGGAAGAATGTTATGGCAACTTGGCACTACAACCGTTGACAGGTTCGGTGGCAATTCTCTACTAAATTGTTGGGGAATTTGTATTCGTGATATTGATGACTTCTGTTTCATCTTTGAAAATTTAATGCTTGGTGGTGGTGTCGGATTCTCTATTCGTAAAGAAGACATACACGAACTTCCAAGAGTAAAAGAAGATGTGATAGTAACACACACTAAAACAAATGATGCAGATTATATTGTGCCAGATTCAAGAGAAGGTTGGGTAAAACTTCTAAAGAAAACCTTGAAGTCATATTTCTTTACTGGAAAATCTTTTACATATTCTACAATTCTTATTCGTTCATCTGGTGAAGCAATTGGTGGGTTCGGTGGTAAAGCATCTGGACCACAAATTCTTATTGAAGGTATAGAAAACATTTGCGAAGTGATTCGTGAACGAGAAGGAAAGAAACTTCGTTCAATTGATGTTCTTGATATTTGTAATATTATTGGTTCTATTGTGGTGAGTGGCAATGTTAGACGAAGTGCAGAAATTGCAGTCGGTGACCCAGATGATTATTTGTTCCTTCGTGCAAAACGATGGGACTTGGGAAACATTCCAAACTGGCGTGCAATGTCAAACAACACAATCTATGCAGATTCATACGACCACATCAGTGATGCAGTATGGAAAACTTATGATGGTTCAGGAGAACCTTATGGATTTTTCAATCTTCCCCTCGCACAGAAATTTGGTAGATTACAAGACCGAAGTAAAGATAGATGTGAGATTATAAATCCCTGTGCAGAGATTCTTCTTGAGTCCCACGAATGTTGTAATTTGTCTGAAATCTATTTGAATAACATCGAAAGTAAAGCAGAGTTGAAGAAGTGTGCAAAACTTCTATACAAGACACAGAAAGCAATTTGTGCATTGCCATTTATTCATAAACAAACTGAAGAAGTGGTACACAAGAATATGCGTATAGGTGTGGGTGTAACTGGCATCTGTCAATCACTGAATAAAGTTGATTGGTTGGAAGATTGCTACAACGAACTAAAAGAGTACGATAAAGAATGGTCTAAAAAGAAGGGATACCCCACAAGTATCAGATTAACCACTGTAAAGCCCTCAGGCACTCTCTCCTTGCTCTCAGGGAGTACACCAGGCGTTCACCCTGCATATGCGAATCATTTCATCCGTAGAGTAAGGATGTCTAGTAGTGATGCATTGGTGGATATTTGCAGAGATGCCAATTATCCTACAGAGTATGCAAGACGATTCGATGGTACGGAAGACCACTCAACTGTTGTTGTAGAATTCCCCTGTCATATAAATGGCAGAACAATACTCGCAGAGGATATGACCGCAATTAGGCAACTAGAATTGGTAAAAGAAATACAGACCAAATGGTCGGATAATTCAGTATCGGTTACGGTATATTACCATCTAGAAGAATTAGATGATATTAAAGAATGGATGAAAAAGAACTATGAAAAATCATTGAAAACCGTGAGTTTCTTATTACACTCAGAACACGGTTTTGAACAGGCGCCATATGAAGAAATTTCTAAAGAAGAATACGAAAAAAGAATTTCTAGAATAAAAGAGATAAAAAATGTTGAAAGTGGCGAAGATTTGCGTGAATTAGAGTGTGCTGGCGGTGCTTGCCCAATCAAGTAAAAAAATAATATAAAAATTATTTGACACCCTTCAATTATGAGGTATAATAAGGGGTTGAAATTTCATCGGAGTTGATGAAGTCACTACATAAGTGACACAACACAAACGAAGTCGGAGTTGACTTCACGATGCACATAAGCATCACCCTCTTTTGCCAGAGGATAACTTTCTTTATAAGGAGAAACAAAATGGCTAAATGTACAGATAGTTGCGGCACAGATGTCGTGACACGAGCGTTAGGTAAGGTCGGTATTTGCCGTAGTATGCTAATCACATTGGCACTTCTTCCATTTGCGTGGAACGGTGTTACTTGGGTTGGTGGAGCAATTCGTGAACTTTGGGGATTGATTCAAGGCGTATAATCGTCTTGAACTTTTTAAAAAGGAGATAACCTATGAATATCTCAAAAATTACAAAGTTTGCTCTAGTTGGTCTTGTAACAGGAATGATTACAGGGTTGGCGGGCGCTGACACAAACGCAGATTTGCAAGAACGACTTGCAAACGCAGAAGCAAGGATTGCAGAACTCAGTGCAGACAAGAGTTCAAATTGGTTGAACGATACACGGGCAGATGAAATCCGTGGACTCGTACACGATGTTATTGCAGATGCAGACAGTCGTGCAAGTATGATTGGTAACGGTTCGCCCGTTACAGTAAATGTTCACGGATTCGTTCAAACTCGTTGGCAGTACAATGACATCAAAACAGATGGTGTTGATACTACTCACGGTTTTAATGTTCCACGAACACGACTTGAAGTTTCTGGTGACCTCTATGATTGGGGTTACAAAGTAAGTGGTCAATTCGTTGACGGTGGAAACTTTACTCTAATGGATGCGTATGCAGATTGGGGTAACTTCCGAGTTGGTCAATTCAAATCTCCTTTTATGAAGGAAGTTTTGGGTTCACAAACAGATACACTCGCAGCCGAGCGTTCTGTTATCGCAAGTCAATTCGGTCAAGGTCGTAGTCAAGGTGTTCAATTCGGATATCGCACCAAATTTGGTGGCGTTCGTGTTGCATACACTGATGGATTCAATACTGCTAACGGTGCAGGAGTCCAAAATGGTTATGCACTTACTGGTAGACTTGATGTTCGTGCTATGGATTGGATGACTTTTGGTGTTGCTGTTTCGCACAACGACCTAGACACATTCAATTATAATACTTGGACTGCTGATGCAACATTTAGTGCAGGTGGATTTGATTTCACTGGTGCTTATGTAGCAACGATTGATGACACTAATGGCGATGATTGGGGCACAGTTTGGACTGCATCATATGATGTAACAGACAAAGCACAATTGTTTGGTCAATACGAAATCGGACACCTTGAAGGTGTTGAAACCGATTTGAAGATTGCCACCTTTGGTGTTAATTATGCATTCAACGATAATGTTAAATGGACAACCGATGTAGGTTATGCATTTGATAGCGTTGATGCAGGTTGGAACTTGGGAAATACTGGTTGGAATACAACCGCAAATGAAGGTGAAACCCTCATTCGTTCCCAAATTCAAGTTAGATTTTAATATAAGATTACGGAGTAATCGGAAAAGACCCTTTGGAGAAATCCTTTGGGTCTTTTTTTTTATATATACAATAGACCTACTATAATAAAGGAAAATACTATTATGACAATACAAAACAAATTATATCAATCACAAATCCGCAAATTAGCCGTTCAACAAAAAGAAGAAGCAGTTAAAGAGGAATCACCTCAAAACGATAATATGGACATATGTAAGGAAAAATTCTCTAAAGAAGAACTTGCTCATTTCGATTCTGTTGAGGTGAACGATGAAGAAAATATACAATAACTTAATTTATTATATTTTATACCAAAGAAACCTTCCATATGGAAGGTTTTTTTCTTTACACAATTAAGCCACTGCGTTATACTAACGATAACTTATGGATATAAATACAATATGGTAAATAACCAAGCAGGAAAGGGTAGCAAGCGTAGACCTACCAATGAAGACCAATATCGGGAAAACTACGATAAAATCTTCAACAATAACAAGAAGAAAAAAACTTCTAATAAAAAGAAAAAAGGAAAGAAATAATATGAATGTTAAAATTGTACGATTGAACTCAGGCGAAGAAATTCTTTGCAACCTAACCACGACAGATACACATCACACACTTAACGATGCGTTGATTATCATTCCACAACCAAACGGTCAAATTGGGTTTATGACTTGGATGGCGTATGCAAGCATAGATGATGGTGTTGAAATTACAAATAGTTTTATTGCATTTGTTGTAGAACCAGATGAGCAACTCAAGAAAGAGTTTGAGTCACACACATCTGGTATCATTGTTCCAGATGCAGGTCCCGTTGTTGCAGGAACTATCGGTACAGTATAGAATAATGAAAAAGAAAAAATCAAATGGTGGTTGGGGCAGAGAAACCTTTTTATTAAAACTCGTTGAATTTGACAGAGATTCATTTGGTACTCCTAAGAATCGTTCAAATACTTGGGACATTAAAAAGAGCCGTGACCCAAAACAAGACAGGCGTAAATCCAAGAAAGATTTACAGAGTGATGATGATGTCTAAACCATTTAGAAACATTTACAAAAGACAAGAAACTCCTGCAATGGTCAGAGAACGCCAAAGACAACACAGAGTGGCTGTTATTGGAGTAGCCATTATTACTGTTGTGTGTATAATCGGTATCGGAACTATTGCGTACTTTATGCATAATTTATAGTTGACACACATCCCCTTTGTGGTATAATACACCTATGGAAAAATCAAGACTATGCGGTATGACTCAAGAGGAAGTAGATTCCTTCTTGAAAGAAAAGAACATCAGTGTATCCGTTATGATGGAACACGGTTATAACAAAGACGGTGATTGGGCAGAAGAAATTCGTGATGACAAAGGTTACTTCGTCAAGTTTGGTGATGACTGTGTAAGAACAGTGAAGATGTGGGGATTCTCTAGTCCAAACGGTTTCCATACTTTTTCTTGGGAAGACTCAAAAATGACAGAAGCAAAGGCACAGTATATGACTGTGTTGTTTCATAAACTCTATGAAGAATACGATGTATCTTGGAACAGTGCAGAGGCACTTGCACTTGCATATGTAATGAGTGAATTTGAAGTTCCTTATGTTCTTACTGGAAGGGAAAACGCCCCTCCACCAGATATGTCCACAGAAGAAGGACAGGAAGAAGTTCGTAAGAAACTACTTGATTGTATTGAATCTGGTAATGTTGTTGTTCCTGATGCAATAGAAAATACTGCGTTCAGTGAAGACGATATAAAAAAATATGCTGCCAAGGTGGCAAAACTTGATAAAGAAGGTTTGTTTACACACTCCCCCAAAGACAACGTAACGGTTCGTGGCGAAGAACGAAAAGTATCAGAGTTTGATGGTGCATTGGGCAATGAATTTGGTCCTACATAAAAATTTAATTATATGAAAGTCCATTACCTAGAAATAGATAATACCCTAACGATATTTGGAGTAGTGTCAAGGAAGCGAACAGGGTTTGATGGAAATAATGTTGTGGGTATCAGTGCATATAATTTAGAAACCGGCGACAAAGTTGCATATCAA